GGATTATTATTAAGTGTTCTGCATCCACTTTAAAAAAATGTATATAAAATTGTAAACGAATTTATTTTTTTATTTGATATTTTCTGATTATGTTTTTAAAAAAATATAAACCATATAATATACAAATTAAAAAATGACTCATAGAAAATGTCGTTGGTTAATTCATAATTACACAAATGAATTAGTAAATTATATAGAGAACCTGCCAGATATAGACAAAAATATAATCATTTTGTCTTATGGTAAGGAGGTATGCCCGACAACAGGCAGACCACACTTACAAGGATATATTCGATTAAAGCAACCATTAAGGTTTACAGGAATTCAAAAACTTTTAGGTGGTGATAGTGGACTTACAGTATGGACTTTACCGGCCGATGCATCCGATGAATCAAACATCGGGTACACACATAAAGGTATACAAACTCACGAAGAGTGGGAAAGTCAACATGAAAAAGGGCCCAATTTTGGTTTAAACTTTGTAGGCTTTTTATTTGATAGAAACAAAATCAAAGTTTTTAATAAATATGAAAGCTGCATGGAAGACATCTTGAATGGGGCCGATTTAATGGAAATCACAAAAAAGTATCCAGAATTAATATTCAAACACAGAAGAAATATAATGGATACGATAAAAATGATCAAAAACGAAAACGAAAAAAATAAACTAATTGAGTTAAATAAGGCTATTGTTTTAAAACAATGGCAACAAGAACTATATAATTATTGTCTAGATATACCGTCTTTAACAGATATCAAAGCACGGGAGATAACATGGGTATATGATACAGTAGGTCGAAATGGTAAAAGCACATTGGCCGACAAATTAGTTTTAGAATTAGGAGCGATCAAGTTGCCGAATTCTGAAATACAGCATATATCATATGCATATAACGGAGAGCCAATAATTATATTTGATTTCGTAAGAAGTCTAGAAAAAGAAGTAAATTATGAAGTCATAGAAGCTATACTTGATCCGATAGTGTTTTCAGCAAAATATGCTTCAGAAATCAAATACAGGGCCAGTGGTGCAATAACTATGGTGTTCGCGAATTTCTTACCGAAATTACACGCTATGAGTTTAGATCGATGGAGAATTCTTAAATTGCATAACTCCACGTTAACGAAACTGACGTTAAGTGAAGTTAACAATTTAATAAATCCCATCGATATAAACTTAGAAAGGACGCAATAATAAATTTACTATTTAATGATTGCTTTATCTGCTTGCTTACACAGTTTATTAGGGATTTATTTTTTTCTCAACATCAAGGCTAAAGCCTTGATGTCTCGAAAAAAACTAATCCCAACGACTATTTGTAAACTGTATAAACAAGTGGCCCTGGTACACAAAAAAGATAAACTTTATTTGCGTCCGACGATAGTTTACTATCATCGGATACCACGACGGTAAACCGTCTCAGGGGTGGGGAAGGCGTAATAGAAATTATAGCCTTCCCCACGGCGCTACGCGCCTGAACCCACTTTTTAGTTATACGTTTTGCGCTACGCGCAAAACTTCGGCCAGTTGTAGATGACACAAGCGCTCAGTTTATAGTTAGTTTCTCCTAAAAATCTAAACGTATAATCTCAGGTCCGAGCCCCAAATCAAGCAAAGCTTGATTTGGTGCTCGTAGTCCGAGCGTTCGAATTTATTAATGGTAAATAATATAAAGTTCGCCGATTTTATTTTTAATTATTTTATTTTTTACAGTGTGTTTTATATTTTTTTATAAATTAAATAAATAAATGTCTCGATGTCTCGCTAATAATATATATATTTAATTTATTTTTGTTTAGAAAATTATGAACAGTATATATATAAAAAAAAAACAGAAAAAGAAAAAAGAAAAAACATAATGGACTCGACAAAGAAATATGTTAAGAAGACTGCGAGAAAGTATATTCCTAAGGGAACAGCAAAAAAAATCGGAGGCCGTATTGGTGGGAGCACCAATCTCCCTTATGGTGAGTATCTGGGCCGCCAAGCGGGCAAACAATTCGCGACGTTAACTGGAGTTGGTGCCTATTATATGAACGATAATAATAACAATAATAGTAGATCAATAATGAATCCACGTACGGCAACACCAAGAGTTAAAAGTGCAGATGACGATGTTTATATATCCAAATGCGAATACTTGATGGATATTAAGTCAGGACCTACAGGTACACCGACTGAATTTAACCAGCAAGTATTCTATTTGAACCCAGGTCTTGATGTCGAACAAGGAGGCTTATTTACTTTCCTTCCTGCATTGGCTCAGAATTTCTCGCAATACAGTTTCGATCAGTGTATTCTTGAATACCGACCAAATAGTGGTAACTCAGTATCGAGTACTAATGCCGCTTTAGGTTCAGTTATCATTTGTGCAAACTATATTCCAACTTCCGACCCTTGCGAAAACAAGGTTCAGGCATTAAATAGTCAGTATGCAGTCTCTACGGTTCCTTCTAAACCTATCCTTTTTCCTATTGAATGTAAAGCTGCCCAACAAAATTTAAAGATGCATCAAATTCGAAGCGGAGCCTTAAAAGATAACCAAAACCAGGATTTGTTTGATTACGCCATGATTGAAGTAAATACTCAAGGGCAACAAGAACAAGATGTCGTTTTGGGTGAACTTTGGATTACTTACAAAGTCAGGTTGTCTAAATATAAGTTTACTAAAGAGCCTGTTATTTCAGCGCAATCATTCGCTAAGTTCCGATATGATGGTTCCGCCGCCGATTGGTCGACTAATCCTTTGGGTCCATCTTCAGGAACTGTTTTGGCTTTAACCTCTACCTCTAACTTTACACCTGTCTTAAATAGAACTGCAAAAACGATTACAATTCCTAGTACAATAGCTTCTAAACACTTTTGGGTATATTGCAGATATAGATCAGCGAATCCTCAAGCATGGGATACTTTCGCTATTACCTGCTCTGGTAATGCGTCTATATTGAATTCTATATTTAGTGTAACAGCAGGTCAAACAGATTTAATTACAGCCGGGTCTGAAGCCGCAGACGATGAATTTTGTGTTTCCATTTTAATTACTGTTGGTGCAGGTGGTGGAGGTACTCTTACTTTTGATGAAACCGGGAGTTCACTTGATGATGTAGTCGCCGTTGAGATTGGTATTATCGAGCAACCAGCCGGATGTTTTGTTGCGGGCGAATAAAAAAAATGATTATGATTAGTGGTTCTGCATCCACTTTAAAAAAATGGATATAAAATTGTAAACGAATTTATTTTTTTATTTGATATTTTCTGATTTATGTTTTTAAAAAAATATAAACCATATAATATACAAATTAAAAAATGACTCAGAGAAAATGTCGTTGGACAATCAATAATTACGACGAAGAAATCGTAAATTATTTAAAGAACCTGCCAAATATAAACGAAAAAATAATCGTATTGGCTTTCGGTAAGGAGGTAGCGCCGACAACAGGCACACCACACTTACAAGGATATATTCGAGTAAAGGATCCATTAAGGTATACAGGTTTTCAATCTCTATTAGTAAACAATAAAGAGATTACTGTATGGACTTTACCGGCCGATGCATCCGAAAAGTCTAACATTTTATATACACAAAAAGGCAGCCAGTCTCACGAAGAATGGATAGATAAACATGAAACAGGACCTAATTTTGGCGTAAACGCAGATTGCTTTTTGTATAATAAAAACGAAAACAAAGTTTACAATAAATATGAAAGCTGCATGGAAGACATCTTAAATGGGTCTGATTTAATGGAAATCACGAAAAAGTATCCAGAATTAATATTCAAACACAGAAAAAATATAATGGATACGATAAATATGATCAAAAATGAAAACAATAAAAATAAACTATTAGAGATGAATGAGGCTATTGTTTTAAGAAATTGGCAACAGGAAATATATGATTATTGCCTTGATTTACCATCTTTAACAGATGTCAAAGCGAGGCAAATAACATGGATATACGACAAAGTAGGCCGTAATGGGAAAACCGTTTTAGCGAACAAAATGGTTTTAAACCTTAACGCTGTCAAATTCACGAATTCGAGCAGTAAGGACATTATATATGCATACAATGGAGAGCCAATTATCTTATTTGATTTAGAAAGAACACAAGAAGAGAAAATAAATTATCAGGTTATGGAATCGATACTCGATCCAATAATCTTCTCGGCAAAATACGGTTCTGAAATCAAATACAGGGCCAGTGGTGGTATACTAATAGTGTTTGCGAATTTCTTGCCGAAATTGTACGCTTTAAGTTTAGATCGATGGAGAATTATTAAGTTAGATAACTTAACATTAACGAAGATGACGTTAAGTGAAGTTACTAACTTAATAACTCCCATCAATATAAACTTAGAAAGGGCGCAATAATAAATTTACTCTTTATCGATTGCTTTATCTGCTTGCTTACACAGTTTATTCGGGATTTATTTTTTTTCAAGCCATAGAGGCTAAAGCCTCTATGACTTGAAAAAAAATAATCCCTCCGATATATTATAAACTGCATAAACAAGTGGCCCTGGTACACAAAACAGTAAACTTTATTTGCGCCCGACGATAGATTACTATCTCGGGTACCACGACGGTAAACCGTCTCAGGGGTGGGGAAGGCGTAATAGAAATTAATTGCCTTCCCCACGGCGCTTCGCGCCTGGACCCACTTTTTAGTTATACGTTTTGCGCTACGCGCAAAACTTCGGCCAGTTGTAGATGACACAAGCGCTCAGTTTATAGTTAGTTTCTCCTAAAAATCTAAACGTATAATCTCAGGTCCGA